TCCTTGCAAACTTCTGACCTTCTGTATAAAATTTATCATAGAAATTTTTAGTAATTTCTTGCAAGTGTTCAAGACTACCAGCCAGATCAATCAGACTTTCTGATAGTTCAACAATATTACGTGGGCTCATCTTTGTAACTAACATCCCTGTCATTTTCAAAAGTTCAGTGACTTCACCTTTATCAATAACCAACCGTTGTATAGTTTCATACATGCCTTCACCAATTTTTTGGAAGACACCCATCGCACTACCAAATAAGGCTTCAGCCGCTTCATCAGCCATTGCGTTAAAGTATGCAGTTATTTTTTTAGCGGCGGCTTCTTCATCCAATCCTTGTAAATCAATTCTCCCGGCAGGGAAAACATAATTCAATGCCGCATTTACATCTGAGCCAAGCCCCTTAGCCGCATCAATCAACGTATTACCGATTCCTTTCATAACCATGCTGACTTGTCTGATTGCCTGCCTTGCAAGAGGTTGTGTATTCTCTTCAGTCCATTTTTTACTACCAATTAATCCAAATAAAGCACCTTTTTTATCAAACTCAACTAACTGATAATTATAAGCCTTGACTGCATTGCCAGCTTGAAGTGCAGAAATACTCATTGCACTCAGAGCAACACCCAAACCTTTCACATTTACAGAAGTTTTTCCACCAACCAGCCCTCCAAGCAAATCTTTAAAAATACCGCCAAGCATCGGGCCAATCATCATTCCCATCATACCGCCAACTAAAGCTCCAATGGGGCCTCCCATCATAAAACCGCCTAATGCTCCTGCCCCCGCATTGAGCATGGGATTACCCCCTAAAGAAGCGATATCACCAATTGTATCAGTAACCTTTCTGAGTGTACTTGTCTTTATTCCTGAAAACATATCAAAGCCTTTGCCTTGAGTTATGTTTGTTCTCATAATCGAAGCTGCAAAACCTGCCAGATTTTTATTCATATCTCTCAATTCATCATGCATACCTCTCAATTCTGTATATTCAATCAAATATATGTCATTTAATAATTTATTAGAATTCTGTATTGATTCACTTTGAGTACCAGCATTTGCACCAAGCACTGTGCTTTTTGGTAATACCGGAGCGGTATTTGCAGTTGCACTACCACCACCTCCACTAACACTTTTACCAATGCCTGCTAGTAATGCCGCCATTATTGCAGTCATAGCTGCAACTTTTACAAATCCCATAATAGGGTCTTGACCTTGTGCAGCGATTGAATTTGTAGCATTATAAACCGCTCTTCGTCCTAATGAATCTTCTACCCAAACGGAATGTATTTGTTCTGTCTGCCATAAAGTTTGTATTCCAGCTAATTCCATAACCAACTTTTTAACTGTCATTGCCATTTCAATAGCGGCAAGAGTCATTTCCAATGTATGTAGTGCTTTGTATCCCGCACTACCTTCATCAAAATAATCTTTCATTGCAGTTGTAACTTTGCGCCATGAGCCGATTTGGGCTTGAACCATTTCTTCTCTTTTATCATCAATAGCATTATACATTGCCATTGCCTTGGCAGGGTCGTTTGGTGCAATAGCATTGGCTTTTTGTTCTTCTATTGCCAGATCACTCCGAACCTTACGCTGCCTTTCAAGAACCTTATTTACATTTTCAAGCGAAGAAACAACCTTATTAATTCCATCTGCCATTTTGTCACCAAATGAAATTTCACTAAGACCCACATCCATATCTCTTATAGATTGTGTAACTGAATTTATGGAATCTTTCATTTTTACATTTGCTTCAATGACTTTTAGAGAAATTAATTCATTAAAAGCGGCAGGGTTTTTCTTTGCCCACTCTGTATTAGACATTGCTTGCGCCCACAGGTGAATAGATTCTATTCTTTTCTGGTAAAGAATCCGGTCAAAACCTAAAGTTTGCTCAAGTATATTAATTTCTCCCTGTAATCTGTCTTGTTGCAATCTTAACACCAAGGCGGTAAAGGCTTTCTGAATTGCCCCTCTATCTTGTGTTACTTGAAAATCTTTTTTAAGTTTATCTCTTATTCTTGCAACTTCTTTTTCATATGCTTCCTGAGAAAGGGCATCTGCGGTTTTTGCCAATTCTGCATCTATATCTAATTTTTTTTCTTTGAATGCCTCTGTATCTAAATATAATCGTTTATTATTATCATAAACAGAATTAGAATAATCTTGTTGTGCTTTAAGAGCATCACCCCAATATTTAGCTTCATCAAATTTACCAGCCGCTATATCTTCTTGTTTCATGCGTTCTAAATGAGCAATTCGTTGATCAAACCATTTTTTCTCTTCTACCATCCTATCCTGATAACCTTTTTGAATAATTGCCAACTCCGAAACACCAGCCAACTCCATTATTTTTGCTTCATCTTCAATATACTGTGATCTCATTTCATGGTTGAACGTAATAATACTAAAGAGATTTTCCTCCCATTGTTTAGCTTGATTATAATTTGCTTCTCTAGCGGCTTGTTCACCTTCACGCATCCTTTTCTGTTCTGCAACCCATGCATTATATCTAACGGCCCCGATTTCTGCTTCAAGTGCTTCGGCATTCCATCCACGTCCAGCTTCTCTTTCACGTTTTGCGGCTTCCGTCAAACTTTTTACACGCTCTTCGGTCATACGCCGTATTTCTGCAATTTCCAAATTAGTACGTTTAGCTATAACTGTTACATCGTTCGCACCAGCACGTTTCATAGCATTAATTTCTTCATCAATATTAGACATAACTAAATCGTGGTATGAAGTTTGTTTATCGTCTTTTGCTTTAGCGATTTTTTCTCCAATTTGAAAACTCAATTCAAGAGCATCATTTTCTAATTTATTACGAAGTGTTTGTTTTTTATTGAATGCATCAGCTAAAATATTTTCTTTTTCCAATTTGAAAAGTCTTTCCATTTCTGGTGTAATTGTGCTTCCTTCTCTTTCTTCTTCTGCCTTTTTGATATCGTATTGTTCTCTCAAACGCTTTAATTGTATTGCTGTAAATTTATCAACCTCTTTAATCTTATCATCCGTTGACTTTTTTAACCAGCCTGTACTGTCATCATAATTTTTTCGTTCTAATTTAGAACTTTGTTCTATATTTTCAAGTCTACGCTCATGTAGAATTTTATCCATTTGCGTTTTTAATTTAAGTATATCCATTTCAGAATGGACAACTTTCAAACCAGCTATACGTGCTAATTCTTCTTCTTCCTTAAGATCAAGTTTTTTCTGCTTCATAAGTTCGGTCAGCTTGTCAGCAGCTTTTTGTCTTTCGACCAACTCCTTTTTGCCAGCCTCTATTTCTTTTTCTGTCAGGCTTATTCTATCTCGAACTTCTTGTTTTTGTTCTTCAAACTCTCTTGGGCTTTGACCAAGCATCCCCCCACTTACCATACTCTTAAATGTTTCCCAAAGGTCTGCCTTTTTCTTTTCTAATTCAGCAAGTTTTTGTTGATCTTCTAATAATCTTTTTTCGGTATCTTCTTGAACTTTTTTGGCATTTTCAAGCGGAGAATTTTTTACAACATCAACATAGGCTTCTAATTCTTCTTGCATTTTTTTGCCAACATTTTTCTTATTACCCAAATAAGAAAGTAAGGCAATTATAACAGACAAAGCTATACCAACCATTCCAAGTCTGGTTGCAAGCAGCGCCAATACAGAATTCATATTCATAGCAGCGGCAAATGTTTTAGCTGCCATTGCCGCTTGTATAAACCTTACTGCAATTGTCCCAAGTTTTAAAGCCAGTACGGTAGTTAATATTCCAGCTAATGCTATTGCTACAGCCTTCAAGCTCTCTAAATGATCTTTCATCCAAAGCATAGCTTTTACAACATATGCAAAAGCCTCCCAAGCGGCTTTTGCAAAATCACCTAAAGCTCTAGCAATAACCATAACTTTAACTTGCATTTCAGAAGATGTTAAATATTCGGCAAGTTTTTCGAGACGTTCATTGAATCCCTTAATAAGGGTATATGTGGCAGGCCCAAACGCTTTACCAATTGCTTCCTTTACATTGTCAATATAACGTGCTGTAGAAGTCATTTGCTTTCCAGCCGTTTTCATTGCTTCTGTATATATACCTTCTAAATCCTTTTTACCAACTTTCAAAACAGCATTAAAACGAGCTTGAGCCTTTTCATTTGCTGATAAATTTCTTTCAACACCATACATTTCTTTCGAAAAATCTTTATAGGATTTTTCAAAATCAACCATGATACCCATAGTTCGTAAAATAAGAGGATTGCCAGTTTGAATACCGTGAATCAAACGAGCGAATGCTTCAGATGAATTAGTCAAACCAACAACTGCTGCATCCTGAGCAACACGGGCCATTTCAGTTGCTTTATTAAGATCGAGATGAGCCTCTGTCATAAGCATAAGATTCTGCATAGATTCTTTTGCAGTAATACCCATCGCTTTAACGCCTGTTGAAAATTTGTCCATTTCAACATTTGTATATCCTGCATTTGTGCCCATTCTATACATAGCCATTTGCAAAGATTCTAACTGAGCATTTAAGACGGCACTTTCCTTCACGAAGTTAACAATACCTGCCACTCCAAAACCAATACCAGTTAATGCACCTAATTTTAGAAATAAATTCCGCATACGGTTGTATACGGCTGAGGCTTGTCTTTCCAAATCACCGAAAGCTCGGCCCGCCTTGTCTGTTGCAGAACGGGTCGAGCCCTCAAGTGTTTTTAAAGCACTAACAAATTGTGTTTCGCTTAATTTAATTTCAACTAAAACTGTACCGTCAGCCATTTTTATTTACCTTCTTGATTTCGGCCTAATACTGCTTTTCCCTTGCTCATCCTTTGCTTTTTCGAAAACTTCTTCCAAATGGAAATTGAATAGGTGCATCACTCGCCAGAAACAGTCTTTAGGATTTGCAACTTCGTACAGTTTCATTATTTCCAAGACCACCTTGATATCGGGGGCCACTGGCTGTCCGTCCATCCCTGCTCGAATTACTTGCGATCTGCATGTCAAAAAGACTTTAACAGCATCTTCGTTGTTGGTTTTCACCTCAACAATGCAATCCTTACAGGGAGGGTCAGAACGTTTATCCTTGTAAATGTCTTTGCAGACTACGCAATCTGGCTTTGTATCAAGCCAAACCACGTAGTCTATTAGTTTTTTTCCTCATCCTCTTTGGTTTTTTCTTGGGTTTCTGTTAATTCTTGAATTTTGTCTAAGACAAATTTCGAAAAATCTAACGATTTCCCCATCAAAAGATTTTTTGTGTCGATATTACAGGGAATTGTTTTTCCATCAACATCGAAAAATCCTTCCCAATCAACTATACAAAAATCCCAAAGAAGCCTTGATTGGAGATCATCATCAACGACTTCATATTCATGTCGTTGATTGTTTTTGAACTCCACTTTCTTTTTTGTCGTCTGCTTACGGATAACTTTATAGTCATCACCAGCACACACCCGCAGGGTTATTTTAGCCCCGCCTTCCTCATACTCAAACTCCACACCGGGATTGAGATCATCCAAATTGAAAGTTGCCATAATAAATTTTCCTTTCCTCTGGTTACACCAGAATCCACGGACCAGTTGAACGACCTGCAAAGTCGATTGAACCGATACCCGCATTCGTCAGCGTAATTTTCATTGAAGTCACATACATACCCGCACCAGCAACACCAGACGAAGAAGTGACGTTGGTGTTTGGAGCCCAATAAGAAGTGTTATCAATGTACAGACGAATATTATTAATCATGCTCGCGTTAAGCAGAGCAGATTCCAAAATTTTCTGACCAGTTGTATCATCCGGGTCATAATGTCCACGGAATGACAAAGTACCATAGTCAGAAAGACCAAGCATATACTGCTTGAACGAATCTCCGAAGGCTGTGGTTTCAATAGTATCTGTAGTAATACCATCCAGTGACCATTCAGCCATCTTGGAAACCAAATTGGTCCCAAGTTTAACCGCACCGTATCTTCCTGCTTTAAGTGCCATTTTACATTACCTCCACCTAAAGTTATTCTAAATCTCTTTTGTCTTGCTGTTTTTTCAGCGTTTTATACAAGAGCCACGTTTTTTCTGTCACTTCCATTGTAGCCAAATGGCCGGACGGAACAGACGTATCAACATAAATCCTGTATCCCATCTTTCTCAAGTCATGACAAAACCCAATATCTTCGCCAACCTCACCCATAATATCTGCGTCAGGGTTTGGTCTGAATCTAAACCAAGGTTTTGGCAACCGCTTGAAAACACTCATCTCAAACATAATGCATCCAGTGCCTGTCGCATCAACCTCAATGAGGTCACCCGATTTCCAATCCATTATGCTCTGGTAGCTGTTAAGCTCACCTCTGTACATAAGCGGGTCGAAAGGAGGATATCTGCGATAACACAATGCCCCAACAACCGGAAGCCTATGTGAGAGAAGTTTTGTTATCGTTTGCGGGTGGTATGTCATATCTGTATCCATCATAACCAAATGTGAACACCCCGCATACATTGCTCTTTCAACGATATCATTTCGCATAACATCAATGCCACCAGACCTTGCTGGTAACAAATGAAAATCTGGCCTGTCCATCTGTGCAAAAGTCATAAAAAATGAAGCTGGCACAAGCTGAAAATTACATGGAATGCCAATGCCCAATGAAAAGTTGCTTATTTCTGGTAACATTTTAATCTATCCCTTCATGTCCATGATATTCAAGATAATCACAATCAAAGATATAACCGTCAATCTTGTTTACTTTGCATTCATGCTTTTTCAGCACATATGGTAAACTGATTTGATCTTGTATGCTATATCTTGCACAGTGATAAAACCAATCCCGCATAGTTGTTTGCATTTTTGGTGTGTTCCGCATTATGATAATTGAAGATGAATATAATTCATTGTCTTCAAAATCCGGGTCAGCCAAATATGCTTCAACCTGTTCATCCATTGGTTCGTGCATATAGCGGGCGATTATATGTTTATGCCCACCTTCCATAAGTTGCTTTACAAATTCAGCCTCTTGCTGTATTGTCTCGTTGTCCGAGTGTTTAAAAAGAACAATATCACTGCCACCCATAAGGTGTGACAGAAGCCAATAAATGGAATCCGGTTTCTTCAAGGTGATGTTTGCATCAACCCATATATAAAAATCGTACCCCGGCTTAATTTCAAAACCTAACATCTTCGGTATTTTAGTCTGCATCCGAGGAGTCAAAGCATTTGTCCGAAGAATCATATTTTCCCTTGTAAAGTGGTACGCATCAACCGCTACCCCATCAATACCAATTTGTTTGGTATGACGATTATGCAAATCAATATCCACTGTCTTTCCCAAATTTGCAGAGAGCAAAGCCACCCTTGCTGGTTTCTTTGTGTGGACTATATGCTCAATTAATTCAAAACCACCAAGAGCCTTGTCACACATATCTTTATATTTCTTATCAGGCCATTTTCGCCTCATAATCTTTTCATTTTTTTTCAAGAGGTCAGTATAATCAACCTGTTCCTGTTTAAAGGAAACACTTCCAAAGTGGTGAAGAAAAACATCTCTTGCAATTCCTACCTTATATCCAGCTTCTATTGCCCTCATACAGAAATCGTCATCTTCAAAATTCCCTATTCCAAATTCTTCATCGAAGCCGCCGATAGTATCAAATACTTCCCGCTTTAAAAGCATACAGAAACCAACAATTCGATAAAATGGAACACAAATGTTCTCGTTTTTCCTATGACAATTTTCAGCCGCCTGATACAGTTCGTCCTCTCCATGATAAACATCATCAAGTATAACTTGTTGTGGACCGGATACTGAATTTGCTGTTGGCCCTACAATATCGAAACCCCTGTCAAGGTGACGTTTCAAATATGTAAGCCAATTAGGGGTCATAATAAGGTCATTGTTTATAAAACAAATATAATCACCCTCTGCTATTGCCAATCCCTGATTTGCCGCCTTCGGGAATCCAAGGTTTTCTTTATTTTCAATGAGCTTATGTGCGTGAAAGCCTTCTGGAAGCCCCGGAGGGTCAGAGGCATTGTCAACAACAATTAGTTCGTAGTTTTCATGGGTATTTAGTATCAACGATTTGAGACATGCCGCTGTATACTCATGAGCATTACGGACTACCATGATAATCGAAACCATCAGGTTTCTCCTTTCTGTTACTGAATGTAACACCTGTAATCGACTGATCTGCACCAAACACCATTCTCATCTTTAAGTAATCGAGATGTTTCTCGCTTCATCCAAAGAAGAGTTTTACCAGTGATAGTTAAAACACAGTCGTCAAATAAATTTTTTAAATGAGCAAAATAACTTTCGATATTGATTGCTGATGGTTCAGTATCGAAAATTGTAAATTGAATCAGTACCATATCCAATTCGCCACCGCTATTACCTCCCATATAAAACTGAGGAACATCAGCGATAACACTATAAGCACAATAAGGGAAAATAGCGGCTTGGATAACACGTTCCAAATAAAATCTTCCACCAATGTCGTTATAAAAATCATTGTGTGGAGTTCCAATAACTTTTGTTTTAATAGCATCGAATAAATCCTTCATATACCTGATACCAATGTTGGTGCTGTATTATCTTCCGTAGTTACACTTTTAATTGGAATCCATCTTAATATAGAATTAATAGTTGCACGGAATAATTCAAATGTCGGTCTAATAAAAGGACGTGCCGACATTTTGCTTGTACCAAATTCCAAATAAGGTGCGTATTCAACGTTTGTACCAACTGTTACAGTGAATGGGTCATTTACACTGCATCCAACACCATCATCAGGGCGAGCATTGCCATCAACCGCTCCGCGTTTCATACCAGAATCTGACCAATTCACTGATATTGACCCTCTGAGCCTTCCTAATCTAACTGCTGGATATGCTCCCGGCGCAGATGACACGTGTTGCCCATAAACTCTTCCAGAACCTGCTACCATTCTTATTTTACATTCCCTTGCCATTTCGAAACCAACAGCAATAAGTTGTTTTTTTACGGTTCCGGCTTTTCTCTTGCCAACATTTTCCCAATCTATCATTATTTTAGTTGTCGCCATTTATGTTCTCCGATTAAGCAAAATCTCTAAATGGTGGTTTGCAACTGCAACATTATCTACAAAGAGAATGTCGTAAATTTGACCGGATGAATCAACTAATATATCCTTTTCTGTTGGCAGTATAGTTGGAATATCACAAATAAAAACATGATTAACTAATACAATGTCTTTTCTATTTTGCACAACTTCTTGACCCCATTCAGCATAAAAAACACCTGTTATCGTTTCTATACTTACCCAAGTTTCTGTATAACTTCCCATACTATCCATAGTAGAAGTTGATCTTTTTAGAGTTAATGTAGTTTGAGGGCCAAGCACCATTATAAATTTACCCTTCTGTACTTCATTAAAATTTCTGTTACGCCCGTAGGGAACTCGTAATCGGGGGAGATATCAAATGTTACACTCACACGACCTGTCATATAAGAACGAATGCCAGCCGTATCTTCATCTGTTTTCTTTATCAAAATTTTACACATTGTTTTAATAGCAAATTTCAAATCTTCCGGCATAGTTGTTGATGTATACCCTGCGGTATAATAAACAAATATATTTCTTGTTCCAAATGGAAAATAAATACCATTAAAATTCTCAAACCCAAAACCAAACAAAGTGATTATACCTCTTTCTTCATCCACATCAAAATCACTTTCCGCTTCATAAGGTATACTTAAATATGCCCATGTAGAATTTAAACAATAAAGCCCCATTGCCGGAATAAGTTCCGTAGATTGATAATTTGCGAATGTTGGACTTACCAACGCCGCTTCCCATCCTGATATAGCATTAATAGCATTAACTACAGTCTGTAAAGTCGTATATGTTGCAAACGTTACACTACTATTAGATAAACCATCTTTAGAAAGAACAATCCCCGTTGAATTAACAGATACGGTAGCATGTGTAGTCGTTCCTGTATTACGCACCATCATGGCATCTTCCTTACTCAATGCCAATCTATTTATAGATGTGATAGGGTAGTTCTTTAAGATTAACTTGCTAGAACCACTCCCATCACATCTTTCTTTATATACTGTACTTTCAAAAGTTCTGCCGCAATAGTTCTGTACCCATTTCTCAACAGCATCCCGAACAGTAGCATAATAGCTATACTCTTCGGCACTATCATCTTTTCCCAAGAAATCGTACAGTTCATAATCCGACACAATACTCATAGCTTCCTCCCATTATCCCGAAGGTGATAAACTCGGTGAAACACTTGGAGATGCCGAAGGAGACTTACTTGCAGATGGACTGAGTGATGGTGAATTACTTGGAGATTTCGAAGGAGATTTACTTGGTGATACTGAAGATGATAATGATGGTGAATTACTTGGAGATTCTGAAGCCGATGGTGATAATGATGGTGAATTACTTGGAGATACCGATGGTGAATTACTTGGAGATTTACTTGAAGAAGCTGATGGTGAATTACTTGGAGATTCTGAAGCCGATGGTGATAATGATGGTGAATTACTTGGAGATTCTGAAGCCGATGGTGATAATGATGGTGAATTACTTGGAGATACCGATGGTGAAT